AGCGTCACCCCATGTCCAGGAAATCGACATTTGCAGATCGCCCGAATCGACCGGCGCGAGACCTTTCATCAACATGACAATCTGGTCCGCCGACTGTTCCATAGCTTGACGGACGCGACGTTCTGCCAACGGCGGAAAAGCCTTGAGCTTGCGAAGTAGACTATCCTTGCCCTTGATAGTCGTGGTCATCCCGGCGCACCTTCCCGGACAAGGAAATCGATCCACCGGCCGTCCTCGCCAACGTCGGTCATGGACAGGATTTCAAACAAGCGTCTCGGTTCGCCCGTTTCGTTCATACCCTTGCGCGCGTCAAATGCACGCCAAGAAGCATCAACCATTCGTGACCGCCGATCGGCGCGGACCGTCATCACATACGGCTGTTGACCGGTCATGCGACCAGCGATCACCTGTTCGTTACCGACCAGTCGCGGTTTGAGACGCGCAGCCAACGTGAATTGGTCCGTCCAGTCGCTATAATCGCCGGGACGTCCGGTATTATGGCGATACTGAAACGTCACCCGTTCCCGTAATTGCTGCGCGTGATCAACGGTCATTCGCTTGGCGTCTCCGTTGGTTCGGTGTCACGGCTGGTCTTTTTCATTTCGACCGCAGCCTTGGCCTTTATAGCGGCTTCGGCACACTCACGGACCACGTTGACTGTGTTTCCGGCTTTGTACGAAAGCGTTACGGACCGCTTCGGTTTGTAGTCGAAATCGGATGTAAAACGAACCCACATAGTCCAATCCTCCGGTTAACGGCTCACGCCTGGAGACACGATCTTGACCGAAAGAACGGTCGTCGACTTGGCAATGCCAATTTGGCAAACGTTCTCACCGGAACCGACATCCGCGTCCGGACAAATACCGCCAGCGGTGTCGCTGAGATAGTACGCTGAACCAGCGGTCAAAACGGCGTTCATGGTGATATCGCCCGATTTCGCCACCGTGACCGGCTGGTTCAGCGACGCACCGTTGAGCGCGACACCGCCGGCCGTCTTGGCTGCAGCGGTTGCGGAATTGCTGTCCGCGAGCATCCACTTTTTCGACGTCGGGCTTTTATAGACAGCCTTGCCGGCGGTGATCGTCTCGCCCGCCAGACCAGATTCCTTGACCGCATTGTCAGCAGCGACAACTGCTGTGTTCGTGATAACCAAGTCAGCCATTTTACCATCCCCAGGTTAAGCTACGGCCGGATCACGCAAGCGATAGACAAGCGCAACGGCTGGATTTCTCGGATCGCCCGTTCCAAGTCCTGATATCATATCGGAACCCTTGTCGCCACCATCATAAAGTGCCTGTGCGACCAGCATGATAGCTGCGCCGACCCGCGCCGGGACCGTCGATTCATTCCATCCATGATCAGGCTTTTTCAGATAGTCGATTACCGCGTCTTCCGCCTGTTTCAACGCAAGTTCGACATCCGGCAACCGATCGTCCTGTCCGGTCGGATCAAGGTCCAAACGGATGCGAGCGGCGAAAACCTCGACAGGGATAAGCATATCAACGGCCTCCCAACTTGACAGGCGTCGGTGCCTTCGGAATTGTCATGACGCCGTCTTTTCCATTCTGACCGCGCTTGACCGACAACAGCCACTCATCACCGGAACCCGGCTTGGCCGCCACGCTATCTTTCTGCGCGATCCATCGCGAACCGCCCCATGTCACGCAGTCGCCGCGTGCATATGTCTTGCCTTCCGAATAGACGCCACGGTCCAGGATGACCGGCATAACCAACGGGAATTCCTTCCGATGGTCGCCACGCTGGAACACCAGCTTGATCGTCCGTTCACCATCATAGTCGACCGACATGTCCTCAAAACCAAAGCCGTCGCGCGGTTTCGGCACGGTATCGAACATCGCCTTGATACTGGACAAGACGTGGTCCATGTCGACATCCTTCCCGACGACGCAGCCGACGTCTTTCGTCTTGCCGGTGGAAAGGGTCAGGACCAAATGATCATTTTTGTCGATAAAGGCGTCCATGACATCAGCACCGTCCCGACCATCTTTCGGAGTCGGAATTTGCGCGACAGCCTTGGATACGGCGTCGTCGATCAGCGGACGGACATCGTCCAGCGTAACGGATTTTCCATCCTTCGGCACCGGCAACGCATTAACCGCGTCCCGGTATTCCTCCAAACCCTTGGTCAAGCCGGCGTCAACCGCCGATCGAACCATACCGTCAATGTCCGGAAGCTCCGGAGCGGGCGGAAGTTCGATAGCCTCGACGGCTTCCTTGATCATGGCCGGAATGTCCGGAAGCTCCGGAGCGGGCGGAAGTTCGATAGCCTCGACGGCCGACTTGATCATCCCGGCGACATCAGGAAGCTCCGGAATGACAGGTGGTTCCGGCAGCGGCGGAATGGCTTTGATGGCCTCGCGCAGTTCGTCGATTTGCTGATTAACCGGATCAAGGTTAACCGGCGCAGGAACGGCTTTGATCGCTTCGGCAATCATAGCCGCAACGTCAGGAACTTCCGGCGGTGGCGGCAAGGCTTCGACGGCGCTAATCAGCGTTTTAACTTGGTCCTGAATAGGCGACAGGTCAACCGGTTCAGGTAAAGCCGACACGGCCTCACGGACCATCGCGGAAAGCGCTTCCTGCATTTCCGGCATGACCACCGATTCCATTTGGCCGCGAATGTCTTTGACTTCCTCGGACACGATGGATTTCACGTCAACCGCTTCCAATTTGTCCAGGCGCGCGACGATAGGCGCAAGCGACTTGTCGACATGCGATTTGGTCGCCTCGACGATATCTCGACCCCACTGTTCCCAATCGAATCCAGCCATCAACCAAATCCTTTCAGGATAGCGATCAAAGCGGTCCGCGCGCCCGCTTCAAGTTCGGCTTCATTATCGTTATCCGCAGCCGGCGGTGCAACCGGTTCCGGCTGTTCAATCGGCAAGGCGTCACGTTTGGCGAGCCATTCGAGCGAATGGTCTTGCTCCTGCAGATAGACAGTGTCGCCGCCGGTCACTGGTCCACGGTTCAGCTTGCGGCGCATTTCGTTCACCGTCAATTTGCCCTTGGACTTTTCCAGCACTTCCATTTGGGACTGCATGTCCATCCGCATCAGGTCTTCAATATCGATTTCGACACCGATGGTCACGCCGTCCAGACCAAGTCCGTCGTCGAGCAAGTCCACGATATCCTTGATCAGGGTTTGCAGGCATTGCTGGAAATAGTCGAGCTTGGCCGACTGGACGTTATCATAAGCCGGCCGCTGTCCGATACCGACCATGTAAGGCGGCACATGATAGACGCTGCAAACGACTTCCGCAGTCCATTTCAATTGCTCAATCAACTGCGCGTCACTCGCCTTTTGGCGAATGGCTTCGTATTTCATACCGTCACCGAGTACGGCCACCTTGCCAGCATTCGCGCCTGTATAGTTGGTCATCCAGTAATCTTTGACACGTTGCGCGGTTTCATCACCGATAGCGCCCGGCGCGCTGATGATGCCGCCTGGGCGCGCGCCATTCTGGAAAAACAGCGCTGCGTCTTCCTGAATCGACAGACCGGCCGTCGCGGCGAGACCAGCGGCAAACAACGGTGACACACCGACCAGCGGATGCCAAATCGGATTGAACCGGTCATGGATGATTTCGCGCGCAGGAACCCGCACGCTACCGCCCGGAACACTGGACAGATTATCCTGTTGCAGTTCATAGAACACGGAACCGTCATCGGCCACCAATACAGTGACCAATTTCGGATCAAGCACGTACATCGCGACGACGACGCCGCGCAGATCACGTTCTTTGAGAATATACGTGTTGCCGGTCTGGAGCTTGGAAATCACCCACGATTCCACGAACTGTTTCCATGTCTGGAAATGATTCGGACGGCGCAGGACCGGACTATAGGCCGGATTGGAAATCTCATTCCAAACGCCGTGGGCATCCTTCTGGACCAGCATGATCGGCAGTTTGGAGATATCGGACGCGATCAGGCTTTGGCAGGCGAACACAGCATGGAACGCCATCACAGAGTTATAGCTGACCTCGACATTCCGTTGCCACGCGCCGGGAAATGATTCGAAGATGGAAAACCAGCCGGATCGCTGCGCGCTGACCGGTGAAACGGCTTTCTCGCGCTTCGCAAACGGGTTCCATCCGAACAAACTAGCCATTAACCGACCTCATAAACGGACGGACGGGGGAACCGTGCATCAATCCAAGCCCTGAACGTCGGCAGCATAGCAATATTATCGGAGATTGACAAAACATCCGACGGCTTGCTGATGGCGTCTGTCCAGTCTTTCAATTTGACATCCTCGCGTCGGACGGATGGCTGCGGAAACAGATTGTGGTAAAGCGTCCTTAGCAGATACTTAAACCGTGGCATAGGGAATTCACGGATCAAGTCGACCAAGCGGCTGGAATTGTAGATTGTCGGCGTATGCAATCCATAGAAAAGCGGTTCATCGATACCATGCGAGCGCAACAGCGCGGCGGTCGACTTGATCCGCGCGAGATAGTCGCCTTTGGCTTCGTCATAGGCATTGATCGGGCCGCGATCCTCATGACGGAACGTCCACGGTTTCAGGACGAAAATGTCGTCGTGCATCAGGACGAAGTCGCCGGAAATATCGGCTTGTTGCATCGCAGCAAAAATGTTCGCCGTGGACGACATGTAACGGTCAGCGCCGACACGCGGATTTTTGACCGTGACCACCGCATCGCTGGTGTTAAATGGAACATCGCCCGCAATGATGACGCGATCATGCGGGACGTTCTCAAGTGACCGGAGCGAATAGCGCAGTTCGAAATCACCCGGACTGCGCTTATACGGATAGACCACATCCATTTAGCTGTTACCGTTGTGTTCGTCTATCCGGCGACGCAACTCCGCTTCGTCCCAACCGTGGAACCAGCGCTTGCCGACGACCTTTTCATATTCGTCGCGCACGGCGTCTAGGCTATCGCCACGGCTCGACGTTGCA